GCGCTCCGCGTTTATGCAAGTTACGGTCACGAAAATGCCATAGAATTAACCGAGTCGATATTCCGCCTTCCTCGGACGCTGGCCCACGCAGTGTTTCTACTTTCAACACCGCCTGTGTAAAATGGCTGCGAAGGTAGGGATCGAACCTACGACAAAGTGATTAACAGTCACCTGCTCTACCGCTGAGCTACTTCGCAATAAAATGATTAATACGTGTGATGGGATTTGAACCCACGTCATGTAGAGCCTGTGCTTTTTCGGCGATTGACCATCATAACAGGATACCGATCTACCAACTGAGCTACACACGTATTAAAGTGGCACCCCTACACGGATTCGAACCGTGGTTATCGCGATGAAAACGCGGTGTCCTAGACCTGACTAGACGATAGGGGCATAAAATTAGTTAGTCTTTGTCTTATATATGAGAACTAACAAACTCAAGGAAAAATATTATGTTGGGTTAGAAAGTTTTAAAATTGCCCACCACAGACAATTCCCAACATAAAATGGAGGTCACACTCGGACTTGAACCGAGAAAGGTTGATTACAAATCAACTGTTTTGCCAATTAAAACTATGCGACCTTAAAATGGTCGAGAAGACAGGATTCGAACCTGCGGCCCTCTAGTCCCAAACCAGATGCGCTACCAGACTGCGCTACTTCTCGCAAATGGCGGAGGAAGTAGGATTTGAACCCACGGACGCTTTCACGTCAACTGATTTCAAGTCAGCCGCCTTAAGCCACTCAGCCATTCCTCCATAAAATAAATTGAATGAACATACCAGAGGCACTTACATTACCCAATGAACGTAAGTGCTAAGTCACGTTTGAAGTTATCTCGCCTAACCGTGTAGTATGTTCTAAAATGTCTCTCACCCGAAGGATAGTCGCGACACGAATAATCGATTAATGTCTGAAGCGCGATACTATCAGTCTTTCAGATCACACACTGGTGAGAGTAATATGAATCATAAATCTCAATGTTTATAATTCAAAGAACAAAAAAAATTCTTTCTCGCCCCTCTCAACCGAAGTTGGTTTGGACGCCATTTTTACAAGACGTTTAACTCTAATTTGATATTTGGCTTAGAGAGCCATTAAATTTATAAATTATTATACTACTATAAATGGTTGCAGGGGCAGGAATTGAACCTGCTCAAGAAGCTTATGAGACTCCTTTGGCTACCTAACCTCCCTACAAATTAAAATTTTTAAATAAACCATCAAAGATCAATACCCATCACTATGTATATGAAAAATAAAATGTCAATCCCCAAAAAACAAAAACCCCAACTTTTTTACAAGTCGGGGCTAAGTTGATTCGGAGAGTTATAAAAAACTACACAACAAAGGCCCCAATACTTGATTGTGGTCTATTATTCATTTCTGTTGTTTTTATAATCATCTGCGGTATATATTACACTAAAAAAATAAAAAGCCCCAAAATCCTTGGAGTAGGAAATTGGAGCTTAAAATTCTATGCGACCGAATAGCAAAACACACCACGCGATTAAGCAAATGGGGGTAAATAGTGTTACACACAAAAAATAAAAAAAGGAAAAAAAATTTTTAAAAGGAAAAAGTGTAAACCATATTATGTTTGTAGGCTCAGAGGAAACAAAACTTATTTTACAAAATTGCGAGGTGACTGGAATTACTGATGTATCTTTTAGCTCTCAAATACAAGAAGATGCCATCGTCCTTTTAGCTAATAGAGGCATAACAAGAAAAGTTAATAAAGGACACGTCATCAACTGCAAAATTTCAAAACCCTATTTGGGCAAAGAAAGATTTCAAGAATTTACAGGAATAACCGATTTATCGGGCCAATTCATATATGGAGAAAATGCTGTAGAATTTAATGGCGGAGCAATATCCTCTTATTCTATATCTGTTGATACCCAAGCATCTCCAAAAGTTTCTATAGATATGAAAATATATGGAGATTTTAAACCCACCACAAATTTAGCATCAGGACTTTCAGATTACGAATTTGAAGAATTAGCGCCAGAATCTGTATTTATAGACGTAGAAGGCAGAAATTCGATATTAACGTCTTTTTCGTATTCTGTAAATTTCGACATTAAGCCGACCTACGAAATAAACTCTGTAAAATCTTCTACTTCTAAAATATTTTCGCCTATACAATATTCTGCCTCAGCAGAAATGCTTATGGATGAACAAGAATTTGAGGACGTCACGGGTTTGATGGAGTCCGAAACCTTTAATAGAAATATTTTATTTAATATACAAGACTCTGGATCAGTTGTTCTTAATACTTATAATATACCAAATGCGAGTTTAGAATCTCAAGAAGTTAGCGTCGCTGCTGGAGATTTAGTAAAAATGTCTATTAAATATAAAGGGTTGGATTTAAATGCTTAATGGCTCTGAAAAAAGTTTTATAATACTAGAAGGCGTATTGTTGACTGGGATAGAAGATATATCTTTTGATTATTCAATAACAGAAAGCTCTACAACACTTTTGGCAAAAAGGGGCATAAATAGAAAAATCTATGGGCCGCCTAAAATAACCTGCCGCCTTTCAAAACCATACAATGGAGCCGACTTTTTTCAAAGTTTAACTGGCTTTACAAATCTTTCTGGGCAATTCGTATATGAAAATAACGCTATAGACTTTACAGATGCTTGTATATCTAGTTATGGGCTGAATCTGGATTCTAATGGATTTGGCAAAGTAGATGTTGATTTGAGTATTTTTGGAGATTTGAAGCCAACTCAGGATTTAAAAACTTCAACAGCCGAAAGTGATTTTGAGGTTTTAGATAAAACGCCCACATTAGAAATATTTAATTTAGATCAAAAAGTATCCGCAATTAAGTCCTTAGATTATAAAGCCTCTTTTGATATAAAACCAAACAATGAAATAGGAGGCATAAATGCATCTAAGGTTAGTATATTATCTCCAGTTTCTCATAAAATATCTGCCGACATAGAAATGCTTGAACAGGAAGTCGAGGATGTAACTGGATTAGTTGATAACAACAATTTAACAAAAAACATAAGTATGATTTTCGCTTTGCCAGAGAACTCCCAAAGCGTAATTCAAATCAAAGAAATCCAAGAAGAGGCTGAAAATATACAATCTAGCGGGGTTGATTTAAGTGATTTAGATTTTTCTTTTGGAAGTTGTGCTTTGAATGCATTTCAATTTAAAGAAGCCTCAATCAGCCAACAAAATTTAAATTCTAAAGCTGGTGAGGTTTTGCAATTATCTAATGATTATTCAGCTTACTCAACAGTCAACAGGATAACTAGATCAATAGTTAAACCTACAGAAATTGGAAGCTGCTTGGATCAAGTAAATAGAGTTTTAGAAAATATAGGTATAGCTAGAAATAGATTACAGTTTGGTCTTTTCGGAAATATAATTGATTTTGAAAACAAACCAGTGGGAGAAACAAATGAAAATCTTTTTGAAAGAATCGTTCAATTGATAGTGCCAAAAACTGGAGAAGACTTTGAACGGATACAAGCTGGAGAATATCTCCAAAATATTCGTAGTTTTGTGGGATTTGGATTTGCTCCAGGAGATAGAGTGGACTTTGAAGAATTTTCAACTGGTGAAACTGGTTTGTTAGGGTTTGTTGATATTTATTTTGAAAATCAAGTCGATTTTGAAGATAGAAGCACTGGAGAAACAAATCAAGACTTATATTAATTTTTAAAAAAAGTGTAATACATATTATGGCTGGTGGATTTATATTTGAAAAAACAATACAACCCGAATTTCAAGATGGAACAGATAAAACTTTGCTAATTGAACCCAATTACGCTTACCAAGTCCCATTTACATTTGGAGACGACTGGGAGGAAATAAAAATAGGAATGTTTGTAAGTTATGTGCAAACAGGGGCTGGTAACGAAAATAAAGGTCTTACAGCAACAACAACACTTGATTCTGGCGGAACAACAAATGACACTTTTACTTATGTGGGTTTAATTAAAAGCCAAGATGAAAACTCTTTGCCATTATCCTTAAATAATAGTGGCTTTATTGGAACTCAATCTCGAAATGCATATATAAGAGGAGATAGTACTTTAGATTATTACAACAAGCTGACGCATCCTTCTTATGGATCAGCGCAGCAAGGTGATAACAAATTCTTTTCAACATATGGATCTGAAGAATTAGAGGCTATAAGATTTCAAGAAAGTCAGGGAAATTTCAATATAGTAGGATCATCTGGCACTTCTTCTAGTAACGCATATCCCCACTTTGAAACCTTTTTTTGCTCGTATTGGGGTCTCAATTACAAAGTTTTAAATAAGGGTCAAAGCGATCAACTTGTAAGTTTTAAAGCTTCTATTTATGGGGCAAATTCTACTAGTAACGATATAGGAGCAAATAAAATAGAAGACCCAAGTACAGAAAATCTAGTAAATATAATTAACGGTATAGGCGAATATCAATATTCTGATTTACATGCTAATTCAGCAACAGGATTTTTATGGAATAAAGATGGGGCTGCTTTAACTTTGCCAGATTCTTTATTTTATTATAATGCTTTTACCCAAGTAAGGCCAAGAATTCACGCTTGGGCTGTTAAAAAGATTAGTTAAAAGTGTAATCTTATTAAATGTCCAATACATTAGAATTCAAACAATTGAATCACAAAATAAGATTCAAGGAACGTAAATTTAAATTTACCGAAAATCAAATAGATTTTTTAAAAACGGCGCTCGATTCAAATTCAAAACTTTTATTTTTGGCTGGTCCAGCAGGTACCGCAAAAACTTATATGGCTACATATTCGGCTTTGCAGATGATGATAGACTCTAACCTTGAAAAAGGAATTCTATACATTAGAAGCATAGCTGAGAGCGCACAGAGAAGCATGGGAGCGCTGCCAGGATCTCTAGAAGAAAAGTTTGCGATTTTTGCAAGCCCATTTTACGATAAACTCGATGAGATGTTAAATACTTCTGATATTAAAATATTAAGAGAAAAAAATATGTTTGACTGTATTCCTGTTAATTATGTTAGAGGAGCGAACTGGAATGATACAATTGTAATAATTGATGAAGCCCAAAATTTCTCTTATAGCGAATTAGTAACGGTTTTAACAAGAATAGGAGAAAATTCAAAAATAATTATCTGCGGAGATATTATGCAAAGCGATATTAACAATAGTGGGTTTGCTGACATTTTTAATGTATTTAATGACGAAGACTCTGTGGAAAATGGAGTCGTATGTAAAAAATTCACGACAGAAGACATTAAAAGAAGCGAAATCGTAAAATTTATTGTATCAAAACTAGAGAATAATTAAAATAAATTTATTATAAATTTATGGCGATTAAATTTTGTACAGATTGTGGAAAGAAAGTTGAATACAAATTCAGCCCACCCAAGTTTTGTTCTGATTGCGGAACACCTATTGACGGTATAGCAAAAGCAAGCAAAACTGTTGCACCTGAAAAAACTTCAAAAAAAATTGAAGCTCTGAGCGATGACGAAACGGACGCAGAGTCTGTACCATACATTTCAAAGCTAGAATATGAAATTGATGATTTTGGGGCGAGTATGCAGCAAACAATGGGCTCTTTGGCTGGAAAATCAGCGCCAAAACAAAGAATTAGAAAAGTTAGAGATTTCGATAATTTGTAATGTATCAATTCGAAGATAAGCTAAAAGAAATAGAAGCTGCCCTCGAAAGAAAACGTTCCAAATGGGATCTTGATGCGGTTGCGTACATTGACTATGATGATATAAAACAAATCATCATGGCTCATATCTATAAAAAGTGGCACCTATGGGACCAATCAAAGCCGATAGAGCCTTGGTTAAGCAGAGTGGTGTCCAATCAATTCAAAAACCTTTTAAGAAATCATTATGGTAATTATGCGCGACCATGCCTTAGATGCAAATTTAATGCTGGCGGAACAAGCTGTTTAAAAACAATCAGCGGTAACCAAGAAGAATCTTGTGCCGAATATAGGGACTGGGTAAAGAAAAAAAAAGCTGCCTATGATATAAAACTAGCCGTTACAATGGAAAATCATACTAACGAAATATACCAAAGAAAAGATACTTTTCTTGATTTGGGGTCAGCGTTACAAAAACTACAAAAAGAAATGAAGACTCATTTGAATAATAGGCATTTCACGGCTTTTAACATGCTCTTTGTAGAAAATAAATCAGAAGAGGAAGTGGCAAAATTTTTAGGCTTTAAAACTACGGAAAAAAAACGCTCTGCGGGATATAAGCAAATCAAAAATTTAAAAAAGATCTTTCAAGAAAAGGCAAAAGAAATTATAAAAGAAAAGGACATAATATGATCAAATTAACAGAAGATCAAAAAAACATGATCTTAGAAATCTTTGAAAAAGATCCCAATATTTTAAACATAACTAAAATCATCTTTAAAGATGAAAGCTTGGATGGTAGATCTAAAGAAGGTAGAGCTGTAACCAAATTCTTAGCTATAAATGGATTAAAAGCAAAAACCACAAAAAGAGAAAAGTCAAAAGAAATAGATTTGACGGAAGATCAATTGGAGGAAATTGAAAGGCTTCAAGCAGACAATTTAAATACTTCTGAAATAGCGGATATTATATTCCAGACTAAAGTAGTTAGATTATCCAAAGAATGGAGAGTTATCAATGAAGTAATAAACCAACATAAAGAGGAAGAAAAAGACAAAGGCGAAGACTCTGCTGGTAACTATATTGCGCCACAGGCTATTTCAAGATTGCTCAAAAAAATTAATGACTCAACTGGTTATGGACTAGAAGAAGGTAAGATGTCTAGGAATCAACAACATTGCTGCGAAAAACTAAGAATTAATTTAAGCAATTCTAGATTTATCGCTATTGTTAATAATTATACGAATCCAAGAGATAAAGAGTTATTTGAACAAGAATTCGTTAGATTGACCTGGGATAAGCCAGACCTTACGGCTGACGAATTGAACCTTTATATGAATGTCGCAAAGGAAATTATTAATTTAGAATTAATTACCAGCCACCTTCAAAAACTTAACGATATGTTTGAAAGTGCAGATGATCAAGATGAAATGACGGTTCGTCTTGCTGAAATTATTAAAGCTAAAAGTGGCGAATATCATCAATGCGAAACTCGTATTGAAAATTTAACTAAAAAACTTCAAGGAGATCGTGGCGCGCGTTTAGCTAACAAACAAAAAGAAACAGCGTCGTTTTTGTCTATTGTTCAGCTTTTTCAAGAAGAGGAAGAAAGAAAAAATATGGTTCGTATCGCGGAAATGCAAAAACAAGTAATTAAAGAAGAAGCTCAAAGACTTGAAGGCATGGCAGCCTGGAAAGCTCGTGTTTTAGGTATAGGTATTGAAGATGTATTATAAATGCAAAGAATGTGGAACTGAGTTTGACTCAGAGAAGGGTCTTCACGGCCATTTAAAGGCCCATAAGATGTATGTGGCCGATTACTATGTGAAACACTATCCAAGATTTAACAAGCTCAATGGAAACCCACTGCCCTTCAAGAAAAAAGAAGAATATTTTGAAAATGATTTTACTTCAAGATCACAACTTGTGAAGTGGTGCGAATCTGCGCCACAAAAAGAAGTAAAGAATTATATAATCGAATTAGCCAAAAGAAGAATAAGTGAAAAAAAATACACTCATGCCCCATTTTATATTGAGCTTCTGAAGCGCCAACTACCAGATTTAGACATTTATAAAAAACATTTTGGAACATATACAAAAGCTTGTGAAGCTATGGGCGTTAAACCTATATTTTACAAAGGTATGCCTGAAGAATTTCATGAAGATGTTGATGTTGAGGTCTTAATAGACACAAGAGAACAACAGCCATTAGAATTCTCTAAATCTAAAATTTTAAAATTGGATTTTGGAGATTATGCACTGGGTGGTGGAAATTTTTCTAATACTTTTGTGGACAGAAAAAGTGCAGGAGATTTTCTATCAACATTTGGAGGGCAAGTAGATAGGTTTAAAAAAGAAATGCAAAGATGTGTGGAGTTGGATAGTTATATGTATATTGTTATAGAAAAACCCATAAAGGCTATCGAAAAAGAAGCTGTGTTTACAAAGGGGAGAAGAGCGCCAAAACTAGGTTGGATTTTTTCTAATTTGATTTCCGTTCAACACGAATTTGCCAGTAACTGCCAATTTGTATTTACTGATAATAGAAAACATAGTGAGGAAATAATTCCTAAACTATTACATCTGGGTCAGAAGCTTTGGAACGTAGATATACAATATTTTTTAGATAAGGAGGAAAGATGAGCTGGGAATTAGGAAAGCAAAAACCTCTAAAAAGAGAGCCCATTAATCAGCAGATTTTAGATACTGAAGGTTATTTAGAAGACACTAAAGCAAAAATTTTATTATACAAGTTTTTAAAAGACAATGTAACATTTACGACTCAATTGCTTACTGGTATCGAGTTATTTCCGTTCCAACATATGGCGGTCAAAGCAATGATGGAGAACGATTACTTTTTAGGAATCTGGTCTCGCGGTATGTCGAAATCGTTCTCGACTGGTATTTTTGCTTTGTTGGACGCTATGTTAAATCAAGGTGTACACATTGGAATTATTTCTAAATCGTTCAGGCAATCAAAAATGATCTTTAGAAAAATTGAAGATATAGCTCAAGATAAAAAAGCAGAATTATTTCGCCAGTGTATTGGCAAAGTGAGCAAATCAAATGACGAGTGGTCTATGCAAATTGGTAGCAGCAGAATTACCGCTTTACCACTTGGCGATGGTGAAAAACTTCGTGGTTTCCGTTTTCAAAGAATCATCATTGACGAGCTTCTACTTATGCCAGAAAAGGTTTTGAACGAAGTTATCATGCCTTTCTTGGCTGTTGTAGAAAACCCCACAGAAAGGCAAAAAATAAGAGACGCCGAAGATGCTATGATTGCGGCTGGAAAAATGACTGAGGAAGAGAGAACCGAGTGGCCATCAAATAAAATGATTGGTTTATCATCCGCATCTTACAAATTTGAATATCTTTATAAAATGTATCAAGCATATGAGAATATGATATTTAATCCTGGAGCAAAGAACCAAGGTAGGAGATGCATTATGCAGTTTAGTTATGACTGCGCTCCAAAAGCTTTATATGATGAAAATTTGATTTCTCAAGCAAAAGGAACAATGAGTCAGTCGCAAATTGATAGAGAGTTTAACGCTCAGTTCACAGACGATAGCGCTGGTTACTTTAAAATTAGCAAAATGGCCGAATGCACAATTGAAGATGGAGAGTCCCCATCTATTGAAGTAGCTGGAGAAGAAGGCGCTGAGTATATTTTGGCATTTGACCCATCTTGGTCTGAATCCGAAGCATCTGACGATTTTGCTATACAGGTAATTAAACTCCTTCCAGAACAGAAGAAAGGTGTCTTGGTTCATAGTTACGCGCTTCCTGGAACAAATTTAAAGAAGCACATGACTTATTTCAAATATATTTTAGATCACTTCAATGTTATTATGATTGTGGGTGACTATAACGGGGGCGTTCAGTTTATAAATTCATGCAACGAAAGTGACCTGTTTAAAAAAGATAAATTAAAGATAAGAACATTTGACGCGGGATTAGATAACCCTCACGATTACACAAAAGATCTCAAAGAAGCTAGAAGACAATACAATGTTTCTGATAATACCATATGTTATCTAAGAAAACCCACCTCTGTTTGGATTAGAAATGGTAACGAAATGTTACAAACAGCATTTGATAGAAAAAGATTATATTTTGCAGCTACCGCAATGGATGACAATTACTCTATGCAAAAAGCAAAAAAGATACCAATAAAAGATTTAAAATTCTCAAAATATGAAGATGAGAAAAATATTGGAGCAAAAATGATAGACTTCATTGAACATCAGAAAGACATGATTGATTTAACAAAAGCCGAATGCGCTCTAATACAGGTTTCTAGCTCTAACGGAGGAACTCAAAGCTTTGATTTGCCCTCTAATTTGAAGAGGCAAAAAGGTGTAGATAGAGCGAGAAAGGACTCCTATTCGGCTTTGGTTTTAGGGAACTGGGGGATGAATATTTATTATGATATGATGAATGTCCCACAAGAAAGCAATCAAGGTTTTACTCCAATGTTTATTTAAAAAGTTGGGAAAGTGACTTTTAAAAAGTGTAAGTAACTTTATAATAGTTATGCCAATACCAAAACCAGAAAAAAAAGAGGAGCAAAAGCAATTCATGTCTCGTTGTTTGAGCGACAAGGTCATGAAAAAAGAATTTAAAGATATTAAGCAAAGAATCGCTGTATGTATGACATCATTTAGAGATAAAGACAAAAAAGATGACTAAAAGAAAATATACAAAAAAATCCAATTACTGGAACAAATTTGAAAACGCTGCCCCGCAAGTATCACAAGCGCAAGAGGCCGTTGAGCCAGCAACTGCTGGCGAATCTTATCATACTTCCCTGGGGTCGTACAGTCGGTCTGGTTCTGTGAGCAACCTCTCATCGTCTAATACTAGCACAAGAATAAACAGATCTTCTGTTACGGCCCCACTTAATAAATTTAGTCAAATTCGCGGGGGATTGCTGCCTTATGAAATTTCTTCAGATGGTATCAATGTAAGAGAGGCTATTGAGTTATGTCAAAAAGCTTACGCTAATGTCCCTATCTTTAGGAATACTATAGATATGATGTCTGAATTTGCCAATTCGGAAATTTATTTGGAAGGTGGGAATGCGACATCAAGAGATTTCTTTATGAAACTTTTTGATAAAATTAATCTTTGGAATTTAAAAGATCAATATTTTAGAGAATACTATAGAAGTGGAAACATTTTTCTCTATAGATTAGACGGGAAATTTGACCTGAATGATTTCAAGAAGTTTTCTAAAATTGTTGAGGGTTCCCCTAAAGAAAATAAATTTCCTATTAAATATATTGTTTTGAATCCTTTTGAGATTGTAGCTAAAAGAAGCACTGTTTTCAATACGAAGGATGGGGCTTACGCTAAGATTCTTTCTGAGTTTGATATGGAAAGATTGGCGAATCCTAAAAATGATCACGATAAAGCTGTATTCGAGGCTTTAGATCCAGAAGATCGAAAACTGATTAAAGATGGCGCTTATTTTAAAGACGGACTAAAGATAAATTTAGATAACGAAAGATTGGCATACAGTTTCTACAAAAAGCAAGATTATGAACCATTTGCTATCCCATTTGGATATCCAGTTCTTGAGGATATTAACGCTAAGATAGAAATGAAGAAGATGGATCAGGCTATAATGAGGACCGTCGAAAACGTTATTCTCATGATAACTATGGGAGCAGAACCAGATAAGGGTGGCATTAATGCAAATAATGTCAAGGCCATGCAAAAGCTTTTTCAAAACGAATCTGTTGGGCGCGTTCTTGTTTCTGATTATACAACAAAAGCTGATTTCATTATTCCAGATATCAACAAGGTTGTTGGGCCACAAAAATACGAAGTCATCAATCAAGACATTAAAGAAGGTTTGCAAAATATTATCCTTAATGAGGATAAGTATAGCGGCGCACAAATTAAAGCTCGCGTCTTCCTTGATAGACTTAAAGAAGCTCGTCAAGCATTTATCCATGATTTTCTCCAACCAGAGGTGCGTCGAATCGCCAAGGACTTGGGGTTCAGACAATATCCAATTGTTAAATTTAAAGACATAGATCTTCGTGACGAAACTCAACTTATGCGTGTCACTACAAGACTTATGGAACTTGGTATTCTTTCTGCAGAACAAGGGATGAATCTTTTCCATACTGGCAGGTTCCCTCTTGCTGAAGAACTCGAAGAAGCTCAAGAAAAGTTTGTAGAACAAAGAGAGAAGGGATACTTTAATCCAGTTGTTGGCGGAGTTCCAATGATTGAGCCAGAAGAAAAAGATGAAAAGCCTGAAGTTAAACCAACCAATGGAATGCCTGGCCGCCCAGAAGGTTCCAAAGATCAGTTCTCAAGGGAAAGTATTCAAGGAACGATATATGAGATTGAAGCATTGAATTCTATCGCTAAAGAAAAAATGTTAGAAAAACTTAATCTAAAATCTTTAAATGAGGATCAAGATAAAATGTTGAGTAAACTTTGCGAATCTGTCATTTCTGCTTCAGAAAAAGAAAATTGGCAAAAAACATTAATTTCTTGTGTAAATGACTTTACCGAGATTGAAAAATTAGGAACCCTTGATGGCATTTTTGAAATTTCAAACGCTCATAAATTAGAACTTTACCCATCAGCAATTTTATACCATTCAAATGAAACAAATTAAAAATCCACTCGTAGCGAATATTGACCGTTCTCACGGAAATATTGAAATCTCTATTGCAAAAAAGTACGATAAAACAGAAGAGGCTATGTACAAGTCTTTCATGTCGGTTTGTTCTATGGAAGACAAAGAGCTTGTTGATACTTCAGAGATGGATGACAACGAAACTGAGAAAACTTGCGGTATGCAGTATGATAAAATGAGAGCGATGATGAATAAAGTTGGAGAGGGTGAGTTGACAGAGCAACAAAAAAAACTTCCCCCAGCTCTTCAAAAAACTATTCTAGAAAAGATGAAAAAAGAAGGTAAACTTTCAGAAGAAGCCGAGGCCGCTTATTCAAAACTGCTATCCAAAGACGACCAAAAGAAAGAGGAAGTTGGTCCAGAAGGTGAAATGAAAGTAGTTGAAAAAAAAGATGCATAAATATACGACAACTTTTGATTTTGAAATAACTGCTTGTCAAGAAATTGGCGGTATTGACATTTCAAAAGCTAATATACAAAATTTAAGAGGTTTAATTCCGACATCTGTTGATCTGGACAAAAATATTGATTTAATGGGCATAGCATTTAATGCGGCAGTCGTTAATGAGTTTAATAAAAATGGGGATGGGATGAGTACAAAAACTGCAATTGACTCTGTTCAGCAGTTCGTCCACAAACCAACAAATATAGAACACGACAAAACAAAAATTGTAGGACATATTGTTAATGCTGGATTTAGCGACTATTCGGATAGTGCGATTCTTATAAATGTTGATGAGAATGAACAAAATCCTTTCAATATCGCTTTGGGGGCAGTCGTTTACAAAACTGTAGATAAGGACTTTTTTGAAACGCTAAGAAGAAGCACTGACCCGAAAAGCAAAACACATCAAACAGTTTCCGCAAGTTGGGAAGTTGGTTTTAGCGAATATCAAATTGCTGTTGGAAGCAAAAACCTAAAAGACGCAGAAATCATTTCAGACCCACAAAAGATCACAGAAATGAAAGGTATGTTGAGAGCTTTTGGAGGAAAAGGAGTGATGGATGATGGTACTCCAATTTATCGTTTGATTGTCGGAGATGTTTATCCTTTAGGTATCGGTTTCACGATGAAGCCTGCCGCAAATGTCAAAGGAATTATCAGCGAAGATTTTAAAGAAAAAGAGGAGATCAATAAATCTGATAAATCACAAGCTGCGCAATTAAAAAAAATATCTAACAAAATTTCACAAAATTTAAAAAATACTGTAAACAATACTAAAATCATGGAATTAGAAACTCTACTATCAGAAATCAAAGCATCTCTTACTGAGAAGAAATTCTCCGAAGAAGCTATCGCTGGCATGACTGCAACTTTTGCGGACGCCATTAAACAAAAAGATGAAGAGTACCAAGCTTCTCTTGAAGCTACAGAACAAGAGAAGGTCAAAATCGCTTCTGCGAATGAAGAGCTTCAAGCCTCTGTAGAATCTATTAAGGAAGAGCTTAAGTCTGCTCAAGAACGCATTGCCGAGTTTGAAGCTGCGAAAACCGCTGAAGAAGCAGTGGCTCGTTTTAATCTTCGCATGGAAGAAATCGATTCTCTTTATGATCTCGAAGAAAGCGATGCTGCTTTCATCGCTGAAAAAATTAAAGGTCTCGACGGAACCGAAGAGTCTTTTGCTTCGTTCAAGAGTGAGCTTGAAGTTTTCTGGGCTTCCAAGAATAAAGAAGCTAAGGCTAAATTCGAAGAAGAGATCAAGGCTCGCGTTGATGCAGAAATCGAAAAACGTCTTACTTCTCAAGCTTCCGAAGTAGAAGAAACAGAAGAAGAGGAAGTCGATGTTGAAGAAGCTCTTGCGAACGCAGAGCAGACCAACGAGGAAATTCCTAATAATAATGAAGCTCAAGCTTCTGCAAAAACTTTGAAGGATAAGTTTGCTGCTGCTTTTAGCCGCGAAAATATTCTTGGATAAAAAAAACAAAATTTAAATATAAAAAATTATGGCACTTAGATTACTCCCATTCAGACAATATAATGAGCAAGACGTTGTTAACGTTTTCGCTCTTCAAAACGCTGACGTTCTTGAGTCCACCACTGGTGACGGCAAAGGTTCTAACGGCGTTTTTGTAAAGGTCACTGACGGTAATTTTGACCAAGATGTTATTACTTACGGTTCTAACAGCTACCTTGGCAAAACAGATTACCCATTCGTCGGTGGCGATATGTATCCCACTAACCCTCTTGAAGTTGCTGCTGCTGCTTCTGGCGAAATCCCTCTTGGATTGACCCTGAATCAAACAGCTAAGACTGATGAGAATGGTGAAAAACTCATTTACAACACAACCAAGAAAGAAGAGCTTCAAGCTGTTCTACCTGGCCAAACTGTTCCTGTTGCAACTAAAGGTGTCTTTACCTTGAGCGCAAATGCTATCGAAGGTGGCGCAGCTTCTGTGTTTACTATCGGTGACGGCTTCGAAGTTGCTGGTGATGGCACTGTAGGTCCTGCTACTGTAGGTTCTGCTGCTTCTCTTGGTATGGTTCTTGGAACTGGTTCGCGCAGTTCTCAAGGCGGCCTTACTGACCAGTTCGCTGGTGATTATGTTATCGTCAAACTTGGTTAATAAGAAAAGGAACTTTATAATATGAAAATTACTTTAAAAAATACTCCAGAACAAGTCGAGCTTGTAAAAGCAATGGCTTCTCGCAACCGTGATGTTGCTTACGAAGCTCAAACTGCTCTTGCTGAGTTTATCGGACCTGTTCTCGCAGAAGTTATCAACAATGCTCCTGCATTGTCTAACCTCTTTACTACTCTTCAATACAATGCTGATGACAATCCTTCGATTCCGCTGGATCTGTACTTCGATGTTTCTGACGAAGATTATGTTCAAGTTTATAGCCAAAGCCGTGCTGGTGGCCTTCCTACTTCGGAAGTTCTTCCAACATCTGCTGAACTCAAGATCGCTACTTATAGCCTTGACTCTGCAGTAAGCTTTGATCGTCGTTATGCTGCTAAGAGCCGCATGGACGTTGTAGCTAAGACAATGACTCGTGTTGCTCAAGAAATCCTTCTTAAGCAAAACACGATCTCTGCTAATGTCATCATGAGCGCTCTCGCTAATGCAACGACTAATGGCTTTAGTCACGTTATCGATGCTCAGTCAGCAAATCGTTTCACATTGGCTGATCTTAACGCTCTATTGACACGCTCTAAGAGAATCACCACTTCTTTTGTTGGTGGCACTCCTGATGCTCGTCAAGGTCGTGGCATGACTGACATCATCGTTTCTCCTGAAATCGTTGAAGAGCTTCGTGCAATTGCTTACAACCCAATCAACACTAAAGCTGCTCCTGGCGCAGCCTCAAATTCTAACGTTCGTACTGCTGACGTTATTGCTGAAGAAGCATATCGCGCTGCTGGCGCTCCTGAATTCTACGGCATCAATGTTATTGAGCTGAATGAGTTTGGCGATGGCCAGAAGTTCAACGCTATCTATGGCGCTGCTGCTGGTGGTGGTTTCACTCCTGCAAGCGATCAGATCGTTGTTGGTATCGACCGCAGCCGTGAGTCTCTGATTCGCCCAGTTGCTATCGACTCCGAAAACGGTGGCGAGTTCAACCTCATCGCTGACGACCAATACAGCATTCGTCAAAACAAGATCGGTTACTTCGGCTCGCTCGAAGAAGGTCGTATTGTTCTTGACAATCGCGCTCTTGTTGGTGTGACTGTCTAATATAAACGATTACTAAATTTAAGGGTCGCCTTTCGGGGCGGCCCTTTTTTTTGAATTTTTATAATTTTGTTTTATAATATCAATATGGATAATTTATCAGAACAAATAAACGAAGAGGGGCAAAAATACACTGAAACAGGTGAAGGCGAAGAACCGCAAGATTATAGGGTTGGAATCTATGATATTACAACAGCGGTTGAAGCAGACGAGGTAAATAATGAAGAAATGCAAAAAGACGATGCGTTAAAAAATCTTCAATATACAGATGGGAAAGAAAGAGATGAGATTGACGAGATCGAAGCTCAAGAAAAGCTAAGGGGCGCGGATAAAATTTCTCCTTTTGGAACAAACGACACAAGAGTTTTCAAGAGAAAATTGGAAAATATGACGCCTGTTCAAAAGGCAAATATGGCTTCAAAAACAGCAACAAGAGTATTTGCTGACGTAGAGCAACAAGACCAAGCTCTAATAAAAGCTTTTCACGAGTGGAGGTCTACAAATTGGGGTTCAACTGGAGGCAGGACAGCAGAAAAGTCAGAAGTCCTAGCCTCAGATTCTCTAGAAGATTTCGAAACAAAGTTAAAAAGAAAAACACTATCAGAGCTTCAAGAAATGGCAATGAAGCTTGGATTCACTCCTAGCTTTGATAGAATAAGACTTATTTCTGCGCTTAGACAAGAGTATTTAAAAAGAGGTTAATTTTAAGTGTAATATATTACATGGAAAATCAATCAGAAGATATTTTAGAAAACTTAACATTCGTAAACGGCAAAGAAGAAGTTGAAGAAACTCCTACGCCGAAGGGAAAAGCAAAGAAAAAATCTGCCAAAAAGTCTGTTAATAAAAAGCAATATTCTTACGAAGAATTAACAGGCAAATCAATGTCCGAGCTTGAAAATATATCTAAGAAATTGGGAATTCCAGCAGAAGGAGTTCGCAAGTTTGATATTATTCAAAATATTTTAGGCAAAAACTAGTATGAGCAATATTGGAGATTTAGCTAACTCGATCTATGTAAATGAGTTTGATTCTACTGGAGTAACTATAGAATCTATCTCTGGATGGCTTGAAAATAATATTGGGCAATTAAACAATGTTATATATACTAGTTTTTCTGGAGTAAGTGGTGAAGTTTCTGGACTGAATCTTGAGGAGCAGAGCATCTTTAAGGAGCTTTACCTATGTCACTATTACACTAAACAAACCAGAAATACTATTCGTGGAATCGCTAATGACACAAATGGCAACATTCTTAGCGTCAGAGACGGCGATAATGCCATTACTTTCGTAAATAAGAACGAAGTATCCAAGGTATATAAAACCCTCGCTCAGGACGCAAATAACAAGCTTATGGACTTGGTAGCTAGATATAATAGTTATCAAGCCAGCCCAAGACAGGTCGGAGGAATTGAGTCAAGGGCGCAAGCGTCTGACACTAACTAATTAATTACCCCCAGAGTATATCTCTGATAGCGTGATCTCTGCCTAGCGGGGGTTGCGCTTTTTTGTGCAATAAAAAACCCCTCCGATTTGGAGGGGTTTGAATTTAAAGAATATTTGTTATTCTACTATGCACTTTCTAATCCGAGAGTGCCGCTAATTGTAGCGCTAACAGCATTGTCGGTGGGCTCAAATGTGAAAGTCGTATTCACTCCTTCAACACCAGTTATGCTGTTTAAACCAGCATTTCCTGAAATTGTGCCACCGCCAGCTAAAGTTACTGCGAGATTGTCATTACCTTGATAATTAACAGTAAATGGTTTGCTTTCGTCGCCATGTAGGTATCCAACTGTTTTACCAGCAATGTCTCCGCTAGTAACCTCTACACCATTAATTGTAACTGTTTCACCTGCAAGAAGATTGTCTCCATAAAAAACTACTGGTTGAAGAGCGAATTCAGCATCTGTATTTGCACCAGAGAAGAAAACATTGTTTTCCAAATCATCTGGACCACCTATAGAAAGACTAAATGTCAAATCAACGGTCTTATTAGGGCCAATACTAGAGCTAAATGACTCAGAGTCAAGCTTGAGGTTAGTAAGTTTGTAGATCGCGGCATTGTTGCCATTTACATCTTTAATTGTGATCTGAGCGGAAGGTATAAAACCATCGTCTGCAACAATATTAGTCAAAGATCTTTGTGCAGTTTCATTAACAATAGCTGAAACCGACAAGCTTGGAGTAATTGGGAAATCTACAGTTCTAGCGTATGGGAATCTGGTTCCAAGTCTTTCGATTGGTGTTCTGCTAAGTGGGATACTTAGAGAAACGCTTTGAATATGAGCGCCATCATTTCCATCAATTGTAGCAATTGTGTCACCATTTGCATTAGCCAAATCAAAAGTAATATCCGAAGGTCTTAAGGCGCTAATCGAACCTTCATCGGTTTCTGCATTTGTTGGTCTAATTTCGATGCCGTCGCCAGCAATTTGGTTATCAATAGGCGTACCAGAAACTGGCAGAATTCCAGCACCAGTAAAGTTGCCGCTAAATCCATCCGAGGTTCCAGTAACACCAGCAGAAGCATTGATGTTTGAACCTTCAAAGGAAATATTGACAGTAGGGAACGAACCAACAGAAGCTTCAAAAGAATAGTCTGTGATATATGCATTACCGATACCAATTGCGCCGAATGTTCCAGTGCCAAAGTTAGCATCTTTACCTTCTGCAGCGGTCATGATATAAAGATTTTGTCCACTCGTAGACTCAATTTGACCCGAAACAAATCCAACATTTAGGTTTGAATTCGAGAATTTTAAAACTTGTTCATTGTACCCGTCCGCAAGGTAGTACGAAATATCAGCAGAAACGGTTGGGGCCTCAAGAATCAAAGAGTCGATTCTAGATAGCTGACCGAACTGATTGACGTCAGTACGAGAAACATTAAAAGAATAATTCGCGGATTGTACTCTGCGAAGTTGTGAATGGTCTGCTCTGCTAGTGGAATTAACGTCCTTACTAGAAAAGAGAGCTTCTGATTGATAAATAACTCTATTTCTGCTCATAATTTATATGTATGTTTACAACTAAAAATTTAAAATGTGAAATTAATTTAAGAACGAGGATATCTATTTGTAGATATTTCAAAATCTATAAATCCTATTTGAAGATCACTAGGAATTTTGCTTTGGGCTTTTTGTGAAATTTTAGAAACGGTGACATCTTCTATGTAATATGGATTTGAATTTAAATAAGTATTAGATAATGTGACATAATTATAGGAACCGTTTTTGATATCATTATATTCGGTTGAAGGGTGCTTTGAAAAAGGTATTTTGGAAATCACTTTTCTGGCAGAATCAGCGAAAATAGACAAGGCTCCGTCTAATTGATAAGAATTTTCAGCCAAAACCACCGCTTTAATTATATTTGTGGTTCTGTCCTCGCCGCCAAAAGCAAAGCCTTCATTTCTCATAAATTCGCAGTTCAAAAATATAGCAGGAACCATTTGATCATAGGGCTTTACGGCACTAGGGTCCATTAAATACCTACTATTCACTTCAAATTTATTTTCAAGAATTAAATCCTCCTCTGTTTCGTTTGTTAAATAAATATTGAAATCTTTTACGGCAAATGTTCCACTTAATACCTCACCTGTGCCAAAAGCTCCACCAGTTTCTATAATTCTTCCGTTTTCAAAATCAAAAATAATATTATCTGTCCTGTCGTAACCATTGAAGGATGTTGGAATAACTGGATTTGTGTCCCCAAATATTGAAGAATCATTTACCCACTGTTTGTATGGGCTAGCATAAGCTTTGTAGGGACTTGGAAGCCTTGAATCGTCATCATAGTAAAGGAGACCTGTTTGATTTGAATAAGCTTCTCCTTTTTGAAGAAGTTCGTGATCGAACCAAAGCATAAAGCTTGTCATTAATTCGTGCTGATATTGAACCTTCATAAAATATTGTTTACACTACAATGCTTGTAGGTTCTGAAATTCTTTTTCATACTTTTTTAAAAAGGCCGAAATGTAGGAAGTATTTTTAAATTTAGCTCCACCTTTTCTGACTCTTCTTGGTGATTGTATACCTATTCCAGATCTACTGCTGTCAGTTTGTTTTCTTAAATAAAAACCAAGTCCAGATATTCCAGTTTCTATTCCTTTTGCCCAGCTTCTTCCTGATG